ACAGGTGGAGCATCAGCCTCATATGAATTTCTTGGAACTGCCGATGCAGGTGACTTTGATAATAACGGTTCATATTGGGTGATATATCCCCACCCAAATATAAGAGGCATAGATAATATACCATCTGGGTGTAGTTTTTCCGCAGTTAAGATGAATCCATTCTTCTATATTGATAGAGGAGAAACTGGTGGAATCGAAACGGAATTTTCAACTAATACACCTACATAGGTGATATGGAGAGGTTTTAATGGTAGCAACTGGCGACAATTCAGTTTTCAAACACGGACTAAGGAGAAGCATTGTAGAATCCTTTGTTGAGGGTTTTGATTTTAAATCCAATGATAGGTATTTTCTGTTTGTAGGAAAAGTTGACGGATGGACAGGTGGTGATGTTATACCATCACTTACTGATAGTCGTTCCGAAGATGTTGATATTTGGCGAAATATTGTTGGTATAAAACAAATAGACAGAAACAGTATTTTCTATATGATTCCAAAATATGAATGGACTAACGGCATTAAGTATACAATGTATGACGATACCGTGGATTTGACTGATAAGAAATTTTATGTTTTAAATTCTGAATATAATGTATACAAGTGCATACATAACAACAATCAATTGTCTTCTGTCGAACCCTCTGGTATAAAAGTTGATGGTAATATAACAACATCAGATGGTTATGTGTGGAAATATATGTACACAATTCCAGAACCACATCGATATCACATTGATGATAATCTAATTCCAGTAAATATCGTTTCTTCAAATGGTTCATCAACAGAAACTAATAATCAATGGAAAGTACAAAACAATTCTATAAATGGAGCAATAGAATATATTTATATTGACCAATCCACAGTTGGTGTAAACTGGGATAGTGCTTTGGTGATTCCACACAACCCAACAGTAAACTTAACATCAGATAATTCGTTGTCTGGTGCAACAGGAATTTCATTAAATTCTACACATCTTCAATCAGATGATGATTATAATGGATTGGTTATAACTGTAACAAGTGGAAATGGTTCTGGTCAAAGAAGAATAATTACCGATTATGTTGGTGGTTCTGACAATATGGTAAAATTTGACACACCCCTAACAAAAGAAGTACCTATAAATAGTAATTATGAAATTGCCCCAAGGATAACAATTTATGGTGACGGTGTTTCAGCAGATGCATATATTGATTTGTATGATTATGATGCTGATTATGCTACACGAAAACAAATTGAAAGAATTGCGATTGCAAATAAAGGTAAAAATTATACCTACGCAACTGTAGAATTTACTCCAATTACCGTTTCTGCAAGCATGGATAACGGTGTAACCGCAGATGCTCGACCAATTATATCACCTCAAGGTGGTCATGGTTCAAATGCTGTTAGAGAATTAGATTGCACTTCGCTGTTAGTGACTGTTAATATTGACCAGAATGAAAACAACGACTTCCTTCCAGAAAATGAAATTCGACAATATGGAATTTTAAAGAATCCAATTTTAAATGATACAGATTCTCAGTATCTGGACATAAACGGAAATCCACATAGAGTTGCAGGGTTAGAAGCATCATTAAAAACGACATTAGAAATTTCCCCAATAAACTCAGAAGCATTTTTACCAGAAACATTATTTACAATTGGAAAGTATATCATTGGTAAAGAATCAAAAGCAAATGCCAAGATTGAAAATTGGAGTCCTTCATTAAATAATAATCGTGGCATTCTTACTATAAGTAAATTGAATGGAAATTTCATTACACCAGTTGATTCATCTGCAACAGGTGAAGGAATTGTTGAATTTGAGCAATCAGGAGATAGTTGGGATTTCAGTACAGTCCAAGTGGCCTCCGTGTCGGGATTTGATAACATTTATGCCAATACTGTTCCCACATATAATTGTACTTGGACTCTTGGTATTTCGGGGGATTCCCTCACTACTAGTTCATTTCCAATTGATATCGGAGTTACTGGGGGGAGTGCTACCACAGGACCGCAAGAACCAACTGGATTGTGTTTGAATTGGGTGGTAGATGACACTGGAACAGGCGGAACATTGACACTAACCGAAGCAATTGGTATATTTAATACTGGTGATTCTATTGGAAGTTCTTCGTATTCTTCCACAACTTCTGTTATAAATAATATAACACAACCAGAAATCAAACAAAATACTGGCGAAATAATATATGCTCAGAATATGAAACCAGTTGAAAGAGAACAAGAACAACGAGAACAATATCAGATTATTCTGAAATTCTAGCCTAGAAGGTTTAACGAATGACACTAGAGAAATCAAGATTTAATATCGACCCATACTATGATGACTTTGATGAAACTAAAAAGTTTCTTCAAATTTTATTTAAGCCAGGTTATTCTATTCAAGCAAGAGAATTAACGCAACTTCAAAGTATACTTAGTAATCAAATGGGCAGATTTGCAGACCATATGTTTGAAGAAGGTGATGTCATTCAAGGTGGTGGTATAACTGAACGAAAATTAAAGTTTGTTAGGTTGGAATCAGGAACAACTACAGACATTGACGAGTTGGTTGGATATAATTTAAAATATACACATACCGTTTCTGATACATCAGAAGGTTTAGAGGATGATGTTCTTACTGGAACAGAAACAGAAATTATCGGTAAAGTAATATTCGCATTAGATTCAACTTCTGGTGACCCCTATAAGATTTTGTTCATCGATATTCTTCAAGGTTCGCAAGATGAAAATTCTGAATTTTCTGCCGGTCAAGAAAATATAACAACAACAAATCCAAACATAAATCCAACACTTAAAATTAAAGATGCAAATTCGGTGGGTGACTCAACAGGTTCTTCTACGGGCGAAGCAATAGTAATTTCCATAGAACAAGGATTGTTTTATGTAAATGGTTATTTTGTAATGAGTACCGCACAGTCCATTGCCGCATTTGAAACTGAATCACTTGTACGCAAATTTACACCTGAAAACAGAACATTGTCAATTGGATTTAGTGTTAATAGGGAAATTGAAACATCAACTACTGATGTTACTTTGCGTGACCCCTCACAAGGTTCATATAATTATAATGCGCCTGGTTCTGACAGATATAAAATTGATTTAGTAATATCTCAAATTCCATATATCTTTGACGAGCAAGGATATAGAACAGATTTTGATACTGACAACTATTTTGAATTTGCACGAATTATCAAAGGTCAGACATTCAAAACTTTAAAATATCCAGAATATGCACAACTAGAAGAAACTTTAGCAAGAAGAACTTATGATGAATCTGGTCACTATACAGTTAGACCATTTGGTATTGAAACAATAGATTATAATGAAGTTTGGGACCCTGCGGTAACAGGAAGAACCGACCATTATAATTATCTTGCAGTAGGATTACAAACAGGTAAAGCATATGTTCGTGGTTATGAGTTTGAATTACAAAATACCGAACATCTTGTTGCAAAGAAAGCAAGAACAACAATAAAACAAAACGATAGAACCATCGACATTGACTTTGGTAATTATGTTTTGGTTGAGCATAATATAGATGGTACTACTCCATTGTTTCAATTAGATGGAGCAATGAACGAAAATAATATGAACCTTGTTGGTGGTGATGCTATCCCAGAATATAAAAAAGTAAATTTATCTATAGTGGGTAGTATTGGTGAGATGACACCAATTGGTTGTGCTAGAATATTCCAGATTGCACCTCACGCATATGACCAAGGTACTTTGGGTGTTGGTACAACATATAGAGTATATCTTAATGATATTGTTTTTGGTTCAGATGCAGGCCTGCCCGCATCGGCAGATTTAATGACAATGCACGATGTTGCTTATATTTCTGACCCAATTTCAGGTAAGAAACTTTTCAAACTTTACATTAAATCTGGAAATGAAAAGAACGATGGATTGTATAGCAAAGGACAAACATCCCTTCTATTCAGAGTACCTGTTGGTAATACCGTAAAAGAAGTAACTGGTCTTGATTATTATGCACAACGAGATTTCATGTTTGACTTGACAGAGAGTGGTGGGACATGGTCTGGAACTATTTCAGCGCCAGCAGGAACTAATTGGCAAGGAAGCGGTGACATTAATGACATAACTAACATTGATGAATATATGGTTGCAGTCGATGGTTATATTTTCAATATGAATCCCGCATCCACTGGTGATTATGGTGGAAACAATTTAGTAGCAGATTCATCTTCAACTTCATTAACTGTAAATCTAATATCAACTGCAACAAACACTTGGTCGGGTACAAAGAAAGGTTATCTGTTAGCAAATATTCGCATCAATGCAGATGACGAAATTGTTGGTGGGGAATCTTCAACAATTAGAAAGAAAATATTAAAACGGCACACCGTAAATATTGCAAACAATAATAATGCAGATGGAACTTCCACAATGTGGAACAGTACCCTTGCAAATGGTTGGGGAATCAATCTTGGATACTCTGATATCTTTATGCTTGAAAAGGTAGAAGAAATCGGAACAGGTAATAATATTACAAATGATTTTTCACTGAATAATGGACAAACAAGGCATTTATATGACCACGGTTCTATTGTATTAGACAGCGGCAGTGTCGGTGGTACAGGTGGTGTTGAAAATTCTTGGGCACAACCTGGCGCAGGATTCAAAGTAACATTCTTATATTTTGACCATCAAACATTCGATGGTGGTTTGGATTCCACCGACTATACAACTTTGAAATATCCTTGTGTTGTAAATTCATACATTCACAATGAACACGAAGTCACAGAATTTGATAATGGTGGGGTTACTGCCGAATTTGGTAAAGTTGGTGGAGATATTCCTGCTGAACTCTCCGCATATAATTATATTCCTATGTTCTCCGATGACAAAGTTGGTCAAACATTAGAACTAAATGATGCAATTGACTTTCGACCAATTAAGGTTGGGGGATGGGACACAAGCCACGCAGAATCTGGTAAAATTCGTGGTGTTTGGACACCTCAAGACGGTAAACTATTTTTCTGTGATTATGAAAGTTACTTACCAAGAATTGATAAGTTAGTTCTCACCAAAGACAGAGAATTTAAAATTCTTGAAGGTGTTCCTTCTCTAACACCATTTCCACCAGAACATAATCCAAATGATATGATGGTTCTATATGAATTAAATTGGAATCCATACACATTTAATGCAGATGATGTTTCTGTTGAATATCAAGACAATCAAAGATATACAATGGAAATGATTGGTGAACTTGATAATAGAATTAAAGAATTAGAACGAACCACAACATTATCTGCAAATGAATTAGAAACCAAAATAGAAGCCAAATCACACGGTGATAAATTCATTAATGTTATGGCATCTGAAGGGTTTACTACTTTGCTTTCATCTTCAGTTGAAAGTGCAGAACATAATGTTTCATTCGATAGGGAAAAAGGATTGATGCACCCCGCACAATCATTTACCAATATCAATTTAAATGTACATAAGTCTAAATCACTACCAGATGGTATTACTTCATCTGGTGATAATATTTACACATTAACACCAACATCAACAACTGTATCAACAGTAAACAACCTTACAGGTAATATTGTACTATATCCGAATCCCTTCTCAAAAACTAATTGGGTTGGTAATCTTAAACTATCCCCATCATCGGACGATTGGTTCGATGTTACAAAATCACCAAAAATTATAAGTAACGAAGATTCGTCTAATGACACATACTTACTAGCAGTAAAAAGAAAAACAAAAGGTATGAATAGATGGGCGTGGGGCATTCCTTGGATTGCTGGATGGTTACATCATCAACCAAGACACAAATCATATGATGATTTTGGCGGATTTAAAAAGTGGAATAGTATGAAGAATATAAATAATTCCACAATAACAGGAACTAAAATATACAAGAAACACTTTAACAACTACAAAAAGGCTTGTACAAATTCGGGTGGTGGTATAAATTGTGCTGTATGGATGACAGCAAATCACAGCAAACTAAAAGATAGAGGATATTTCTCAGGTAGTAAGCAAGGAAATAAAGTAGTTGATAATAGTATTAAGAATAAAGTACGAGCAAAAGAAGTTACTCTTACTTCAGTAAACATGAAACCCAATACTAGATACTGGGTATTTATTGATGGAAAGAAAATTACAGAAACAGTTTCCAAATACGGTTACATTAAATCAAGTGATAATAGTATGAGAACTAATTCAAATGGTTCTGCTTCTTGTGTTGTGCAAATTCCAGAAAACAATCCATACTACTCAGGTAGCATTTTGTTTAGAATGACAGATTCAAAAACAAATGTTGCATCACTTGCAACAACTACATCCGAATCATTCTTTGTTGTAAGGGGTAATGTAAAATCATCAGAAGGTATAATTAACTGTACTAGAGAAATCACAGCAAAGCGTGATAGTGCAAATAACGAACGAATTACTCAGGATTCCCTAAGCAACGCAAAAGGACAAGTATTAAGTGATGTTGCAGATTACTTCGATTCAATGGCACAAATTATTGAAATTGATAGTACACAATATCCAAAGGGCGTATTTGCTACTAGTGTAGATTTATTCTTCCGAGATTTAGATAGTGGGAATTTGCCCTTTAGTGTAGAACTCCGTCCATTGATAAATGATGCACCACATCCGACAACACCAATTCCATTGTCGGATGTTACAAAAACATCAGGATTCACATCCAATAAAAATGGTCCAGATACAAGTTCACCAACAAGATTTGAATTTTCTTCTCCTGTATTTTTAGAAAGTGGAAGATATGCGTTAATGATAAAAACAAATAGTACCAAATATACCTTATGGGGAACAGAATTTGGTAAAAAGGGTTTGACTGCGGATGGTTCTGCTACAAGTAGTGATGTTGAAAAACAACCATATGTTGGGAGTTTATATCTACCACAAAATAACGGTTCACGATATAAAAATACAAATCAAAATGCAATGTTTAGATTAAATAGAGCAACATATACAATAAACTCAGAAAATACAATGCACCTTCAAGGAGCAACTGCCGATACAATTAATGCTGACAACGAAGTAGTTTCAACACCAGATTATCATACAGTAACTCTATCAACAGAGTATATTTCTGACCCAGTTACAAGTTTAAAATATTATATGAAGGACGGAACAAATTCCGTTCAAGTATTGTCTAATGATATTACTGAACTTTCAAAAAGAAAAACCTTTGATTTAGGAAATCAAACAGCAACAGACGAATCTATTAGTGAAGTTATTATGAGTACATCTGATGCAAATATAACTCCTGTAGTTGATATGGATAGATTGAGTATGGTAGTAGCAAAGAATGAAATGTCTTCAGACTTATCAAAGGAATTGCTACCAGATGCTCCAACATCTTCCACTCCAGTTGCACGATATATTGGTAAAATTATCAATACTGGTAACGAAGCAAATTATGTTAGAGTATCGTTTGAAGCATCTAAACTATATGGAACAGATATCAAATTATATGCAAAAACTGCAAATGATGATACAGACATTACGACAAATCCATACGAAGAACTTTCGGGTGAATTAAGTAATGATTCAATTCCAGCATCATCAAGTAAAGATGAATTTTATTCATATAGATTCTATCTCAAAAAACCAGAAGGATTTGCTAATTTCTTAGTTAAATTGGTTCT